CTTGTCGTACACTAGACGGTAGGTGTATCGACGTGGGGTATCCACATACCAGGACCCGGAGCGCTTACGCTGGGTCTGGGGTGTGATACCGTGGTACGAGAGTCGTGTTTCGGCTTCGGATATTGGATGGACACCGCGCCCATCCATTCGCCATATGTCCGAGGTTTCCCTGCGTTGGCTGTTGCCGGCCGACGTAGCTGAATCGTGACTCTCGTTGAGGATTTAAGCAGCGTATCCGGGGTACCTGTATAATGAAGCATGTTGTCGAGTTGACTCACGTCGACTTTCCGATCTATGTACGCAAGGTCAAGCCTTAAGGCCTTGTTTGCGTTCATCGGTTCAGCACTTTTCCAAGTGCTGCGTGCTTCTTGTATGGTACGCCGGATCTGCCGGGCTAGCCTTCCCAGGCTAGCCTTGACTGGCTCGGTCGCGCTGAGAACGCGATCGAGCGAATACAATGCGAGGGTCCGCCGGACAACAGCACGTTCAGCATCAGAGAGCTGAACCTGCCGTTGGGGTGGCGGATCGCATTGCACCAGCCAGTTTGTGCGTACGCCGTGCCTAGAGCCCAGTGGGCCAAGTGCATCGGCGTCTTCCCGAGTCTCAAGCGTCTGAATACTAAATTTAGAGTTGTCACCGGGTCGCGCTCCCCAGACCCCTTCACCCGTGGCCAAGGGTGTTTGTGGGAGCCGTTCAGGCAACTCCGCAACGAGAGCGAGCTGAAGTCTTAGGACTTTAGCTAGCTTCTTCGGTGCGGTCGCCGTAAGGAACGCAGACTGTAACTTTTGTTGGAGGTCCTGCCGGCCATTTAGAATGGCGGCAGCGGCTTTCCTAAACTCGATGGGGGCCTGTTGAGGGCCGGGGAGTCCCCATCCACCAAGTGATTGTGGCCAGTGCAGGGGGAGCCCTGACTGGTTCCACTGTCGGTAGGTTTCGGGGTGCATGTCTCGACTTATGTCGAGTACACGCTCTCGCATCCAACTCGTAGTAGCTTCTTCATATGATGAGGTGACTGCGGACGACAGTGTCAACCAG